CCGAAATCCGGCCCGCCGTCTTAACTGATACACCTTACCGCGAAGATTTTCCTTGCAATTCCAAGGAAGTGTGCGACACTTCGTCTCAGTCCGTCTCACAGGATGGTGGTGGGTGTTCCGAAGAATCAAGGCAGGACAGAGCAGCATTCGCATCTGCTTCAGAGTTGCAGCCGACGAGTGGAAAGAGTTCTGCGCGCTCGCGGACAAAGCGAACCCAGTCTCGGAGCTTATCCGGGACGCGCTCCGGCAGTACACCGCGAAGTACGGTCGGAAAGTGTGAGGGGTGGCGGTACGAGGAGCAGGGGCGGGCGGAGTGCGGGGAGATATTTCAGAAGCGGAACTGGAAGCAGTTGAGGTGCGACAGGTGCAGGGGGGAATTGCAGAACGCGACGACGCTGGCGTGGCGGAACCGGAAGAACAAGAAGACGGCGGCGGTGTTTGAGCAGATTCGTGAAAATCTCGGTGAATAAGACAAACGATTACCTGACTTGGTTTATGAAGGTACTCAATGGGTAGACTTCTGGCAGTGCTGTTCATGGCGGCTGTGCTGGCAATGGCGGTGTTTCTGTTCCATGAGGCATCGGTGTTCTTGGTGTTCGCTATTGTACTCGGGATACTGGCGTGGCCGACGAAGAAATACATCTGAAATGCCTCCCTGCACCCTCTGCGGAGAGAAGCTCGAAGTTGTCGAGGGTGTCGTACCTGGGGAACTTGACCTCAACTTAGCCCTGCACCGCATTCAAGCCTGCCCTGCCATCGACATGAGCATCCAGAAGGCGTTCCTTTACTCGGACGCCAAGCTCGCAGCACTATCGGGCGGGTTCGGCGCGTCGAAAAGCGTGACTGGATGCGTTTGGAGTGTCCTGCTGGCGAACCGAATTCCCCGTTCAGAACACCTCGTAGGAAGACTTAACCGGCCAGCCCTTGAGACGACTACCAGAAGCACGTTTCTGAGCCTTGCGCCGCGCGTCTGGGTTGAGGACTGGGTTGAAACGAAGGGTAAACTCATCTGGAAGAATGGTTCGGTGACTTGGTTCAAGCACCTGGACATTGCCGATGCCGACGTAAAGGGCCATATCCGCTCGATGAACCTGACGAGCTTCCTGGTAGACCAGTCGGAAGAAACCCAGAAGGGAACTTTCCTGACTTTGATTGGCCGGTTGCGCCGACAGACCGACCCGCTCGCTCATTTCGGTCGTTTGCTACTCAATCCCAACGGGCAGGACTGGAATTGGGACATGTTTTTCAATCCCAAGCGCAAGGAATCGTGGAAAAAGAACATAGGGCTAACGGTGGCGACGACCGACAACGCCAAAAACCTTCCGCCTGACTATATCCAGAACATGCTCGACAATTACCCGGCTGACTGGTCCGAGCGCTTCATTAGAGGGTCTTTTGCCGAGTTTGGAGACCAGATTTACAAGGATTTCTCCGTAGATATGCACGTCTGGGAAGAGGCGGATTGGAGTCCTCCTCTTGATTGGCCGGTGATTGTGGGTATCGACATCGGCGGCGTTGATCCCTGGGCCATCGGGTTCTGGGCCGTCATGCCCCAGACGGGAATTCTCTTCAAGTTCGATGAAATTTATCAGGCGGGGATTCTAGTGGCCGACATCGCAGCGGAATATCACCGCATCATGGAAGGCCGCACGCTCGACGGCCTCGCCTACGACTATGAGAACCAGCAGGCAGCCCTGGAACTTGGAGAATTTGAGATTGGCGGCACCCCGGCCATCAAGGAAGTGAAGCCCGGAATCTTCAAGATGCAGTCGTACCTGCACCCGAGCGAAAAGGTTCCGCACTTCTTCAAGTCGATGGGCAAAACGGACCCGGTGTACCCCGGCCCGCGCATGTACTTTTCCTCGAAGTGCGTGAACTCGATTCGCGAGTATCAGTCCTACAAATGGGCGAAGAACCGGCAGGATGAGTTTACCGAAGAACCCGACCACGCCTGCTCGCACTCACCCGATTCGGATAGGTATGCGGTCCACACGTTCCGGCCCGAACCGGCGCGCCTTTTGCTCCCGAAGAATTACGAGTCGAAGGAACTGACCCCGCATTCCAGACTTTACTGGCACCGCGCCGCGATTCACAAGCAGGACGAAGAAAAGCAGAAACAGAGTCCCTTTGTACGTTCTCCTTTCCGCACGCGCAATCGTATGTTATCGTTGCCGCGAAGATGAGCCGAGACCTCGAAGTCGAGCGTGGCGGATTCCCCTTATACAGCGAAGCGCAAGTTCCTAAAATCAACGCCATGCGCCGCGTTTTCTCGCAGCCCGATTTTCACGGCGTACCAATCCTTCAGCCAGGACAAGTTCTATTCGTCACCGCCGAGTCCATGCACGACCAACCTTCCTCCTGCTACAACTGCATGACTATGAATCCGAAGGCGATGACGTGTAAGCGCATCGGCCCGGAAGTGCTCGTCAAAAAATTCACACGTGGCAAAGAAGATGGGAAAGCGATAGAGTACTGGCCATGCTGCGGAATGCACGATTTCGGAGAGCCAAGTGAAGGAAAATACTTCGCACACGACGACCCCGATTATCTTGACCTTGTGTGGATTAACGCCCCCGAAGTGGGGCAAGATTACGGAGGGGCAAATTGTGGTGGCGTTTCAGGTGGTGACGACTGCGACCACTACATCACTGAAAGCATGAAACCAAAATGGGAATCAGCTACAGGGTTTTGCAGAGTTTTGCAGAAGATGGTAGCCGCTGGCGATAACTGCACGGCATGGGGCGACGACGATGAAGTCGATTGGCGCACCGCCCAAACGGAGTTAAAGAATGGCTAACCTTTCCTCGATGGGCGCTATTTTGAAACCGCTGATGCAGCACGCGCAGAAATTCTCCGCCAAGCAGAAGGGCAAGAAAGGTGTGGACGTGAAGGCCAAAGTCAAAGCGAAGATTTCCATGAAGGCCAAGTGATTGACTTCGATGAAGTCGTTCGCCGATTGCGATGCGGAGAAGTAATACGCAGGGACGAACTTAGCGATGAAGTCACGCAGAAAGTCCGGGAGTGGATAGACGGTTATGACCGACGCGCTGGTAAAACAGATTCAAATGGAAGCGGAAGAACTTCGCAACGTACCGAAGATTCCGCTGCGCGAATTCTATAGCTGGCAGATGGGGCGCTGCGAGAAGTGCGGACAGGTTGTGCCTCGGGAAGAACTGACCGAGTTCGACCGTGGGCGCAAGCAGTGCAAGGCTCACCATGCCTAAACCAGAAATTCCACTCGAAGCACCCGGAAAGTTCGGCCAGCAGGACCAGTGGGAAGAATTCACGCGGGAGGAAATCCTTGCAAACATGGCTCCTATTGCTCGTGCTCTGCGCGACGCTACTAACGCGCGAGTGGCAGCACCAAAAGACGGTAACGGCTCTGCTTGACCGGCTGATGAGCAAGGCAGGCTATGAGCCGTTGACTGAAGAAACTTCTACTAATGCAGAGCCATCAACGGTGACGAAGGAAGTGAAGTCCAAAGCGCAACTCCTCGCGCAAGCAGGCGCGGTGCATTTTCGGGTGCCGCAAAGCGATATTGAAATCAGGTAATGGCTGAAGGACTCATCTCCGGCGTCGCATCGAATCTCCGCGATATGTTCAAGGGCGCGAAGAAGCCCACGCGCGACGTTGCCACCAGCAAACCCCGGCCTGTCCTGCCCGAGTATCCAGTTGAGCTATCCAAGCAAGAAAGAATCAAATGGCTGATGAAGCGCCACTACTACGAACTTCAGTACGAGAAACTTCAGTTCCACCGCAAGTGGTTCCGCAACATCCTTCTTTTTATGGGCTACCACGATCTCAACATTGTCTCCGACATCGACATCAACGCGCTTCTCCAGAACGCCAGCGAGTATGCGTTCCCCTCGAATGATTACCGCAGCTACATTCGTTACGGAGCCGCCCTCTATGTGCAGACCGCGCCGGAATTCATTTCGCAGCCAAGCTCTCCTGACCCCGAGTCTCAAGCGGTTGCTGAGGCGGCACGCGCAGCGCTTGAAATCAATAAGGAAAACGTCGGATACGACGGGATGCGAGCTTGTGAAGCTATCAATCTTCGGATATTCGGGAACTCGTTTCGGTACAGTTACTACGCTACTGACCCGCGATACGGATTCGTCACCGTCCCTGTTTACGAGGATGTCGAAGTAGACCTAGAGCAGGCCCAGTGGTATTGCCCGGTTTGCGGTGCGTCCGGGCAAGGAGAGAATCATGTCTGCCCGAACTGCGGCCCGCAGGAAAACCCCGACCAGCAGCCGCTCAACATCCCCGCGCAGAAAGGAATGCTCCCGCAAGTCAAAGGGCAAACCAGGTTCCCGCGCGGCCAAGAGATGTCGGAAGTTGTCGGCCCGTTCGAAGTCTACGTCCGCTCGTCGGCTAAGGACTTGTGGCACGCGCCGGGGCTGCTCCGAGTCCGAATGGTTGATAAGGTGGCACTGGCAGCTCAATACCCCAAAGCCGACTTTGGCGCAGATAAAATGCCAGGAGACACTGTTGAAGCATCTGAGGACATCGGGATCATGTACCAGCAAGCAATTCCCGACCTACCCAGCGACCCTACACAATACGCCGCCTGGTACGAACGCGCCGTAGCGCCCGCAAAAGTTCCGCTGATTCAGGGCTGGCTGCGTCAGGCCCAGTACGCTTTCGACAAGGAACTAAAAGCGGAATTCACGGAGGGGATGTATGCGGAGATTGCCGACGATTGCTTACTAACGAGCCGCTCAGAATCCCTCGATGACCACTGGGTGCAGTTCAAACACATCCACGTGCCGGGAAGATTCTGGGCCGATGGAGACGACGACCTTGTGCCCGAGCAACTGAAGCTCGATGAAATCGACCGCATGATTCTGCGGCATATCGACTTCAACTCCATGCCGGTAATGATGTACGACAAGCAGCGCATGGACTCAAATCTCACGCTAAACGATGCCGGAATTATGATTGCCCTCAAGAATCTTGGAGGGAAACCAATCGACCAGGCGGCAAAGTGGTTTCCGGGAGGGCAACTTTCTACCGATGTGTGGCGTCAGCGCGAGACCATCAAACAGAATATGCAGTTCCACTCCGGCGTTTCGCCTTCCTCTATCGGGATGCACGAAGAAGGAATCAATACGATGGGCGGCCAGCAACAGGCCATTACCCAGAACCAGCAGACGCTTGGCCCGCTGCAACTCATGTACAAGGAAGCGAACGAAACCTGGGCCATGCAGATGCTCAAGATTGATTCGGAGAACTGGGTGGACGAGCGCGTGCAAGTCACGATGGGCATGGACAGGCAGTGGCAATTCAAGAAACTGCGCGGCGAGATGATTAAGATGGACAGCGTGCGCGTGAAGGCCCGCATCATTCCGCTTGACCCGCTCCAGCAGCAATCGTTCAATCAGGCGATCGCCATCGGGGCTTTCAATCCGCAGTTGCCGCAGGTGGTGAAGAACAAAGTTCTCGAACTCTACCAGTTGCCCGAAGAACTTGACGAGACTGCGCCGCAGGTCAAGAGCCAGTGGAAAGAAATCGAGTCGATGAAACAATCGGGCCAGCAGATTCAGCCGCAACTCATCCGTGACAACGACATGGTGCATCTCGGAGTGTTGCAGAAGTACATGAATTCCGATGAATGGGCCACGCTCCCGCCGCAGACGCAGGCTACGATTTACGACCACGCGCTATTGCACGTCGGGAACCAGTCGAACTCAATGGCGATGGAATCGGCGATGCAGGGACACGCCCAGGAAGTCGGGCCGGGAACTCAACAGCAGAACGGCCAACCGCAGCAGGGCGCGGAGAATCCGAACAACAATCCGCAGTTCCGACACGACCGGGGAGTTAAAGGTCAAGCTGCGAAGCCACACCAGTCGCAACCCTCGGGAGGGAACCAGCACCATGTCGGAAAGCAAGGACAGTCCCACTCCGCGCAGCAACGCCGCAGAAATCCATAATCGCGCTTGACACGCCAGAAGATAGCGCTTACATTCCCTTCGTATGGCATCACCTGCAAACGTAAGTTGGGAGGAATTGGCTCCTGCAACACCTGCGAAGCCCGCTGAATCGCAGGCCACGCCAGAAGCCACTCCCGCAGTTCCGGCGCAAGTAACTCCCCCTGCCGAACCTGCGAAAGTAGAAATTCCTCAATTCACCGAAGCGGACGCTGAATCACTGCGGCAGTTTAGTGAACTGGGTATCACGCCTCAGAACGCTCGAGAATTCATCGAGGCGAAGCAATCGCTTGCGAATCTCGACCAGATACTTCGCACGAACCCAGACTTGTTCATGGACCAAATCCAGAGGACAGACCCTAAATTGCACGCTGAATTGTTGGAGCGATTCTCCAACCGTTGGTGGTATCAGTTGCCCGAAGAAGTGAAAAACGGCACAGCGCAGCCGGGGAGTACGAGCAGGACTCCCGGTTCGGCACCTTCGCAGAACGATTCCGAGCTAGCGAGCATCAAGCAAACCCTCAATAGCCTCATGCAGCGTTTCCAAATGGAAGACCAGTCGAAGGCCCAAGAAAAAATCACCACGGGATTCAACAGCTCCCTTGACCGGCTGGCCGACAAACTTCCAGAAGGAACGTCTGAGAAAGACAAAGATTATATTCGCTTGAAAGCTCAGGAACTCATCTGGAAGGACGAGGCCGCGCGCAGCCGCGTGGCTAAAGGCGTCTACGTGGACGTGCCGAAATACTACGCCGAAGCGATGAAAAAGGCGTCTGCTGAAACCAAAGCCGCTGCGAATTCAGAGCGCACCAAGCGCGAAGACATTGAGAAAAACGGGACGAAGCAAATCATCCCCGCTGCCGAACCTGCTGGTGGAACTCCTGTGGCATCCGATAGACAGGAAGACCCAATTTGGGGGAACATTTCCACAGGTGAAGTAAACGCAGCCGTGGCCCGTAAGTAAGCAGCGGCACCCGTAGGGGTGCCAAATGGCATTCGACCTTTCAGCAGCAGACCCAATCTTCAAAAACGTCTTCAACCCCAGAATTGAAAAGCAGTTCAATACCGCCGCCGTGCTCTGGAACGATGTGTTCGAGGGCGATGGCACGATGATTTCTAACCGTGGCCTTGAAATCCCCGTGCATATGGCACCGAACGGCGTGCATATGTGGTACGCCGATGGCGGCAACCTGCCGACCGGAGATGCCGAAAAGTTCAACCGCGCCATCGTAGGGTTCTACTCCTACGTGAAGCCTATCCGCTGGACGGGTGCGGCGCTCGATGCGGGCGGCGGCGGAGACGCGACGAACTACGCGAAGTCGCTGTCGGTCAACGTCCGCAACGGTGTGGTGCAGGCCATCAAGGAACTCAACGCCTACAGCTTCCTCGACGGAACGGGCATCATCGGGAAAGTCGGGGCCATCGTCACGCCTTCGACCGTGGCGACCTGGACGCTGGACGTGACGGGTTCGGGCGACGGCGCGCGCTACCTCCGACCCGGCCAATTCATCAACGTCTATACAGGGACAGTCGCGCCGGTAAAGTTCTCGGCGCAAATCCTGCAAGTCAACAACACGCTTGGCGCGGCTGGCACCATCACGAACGCCCAGGCTGGCGGCGCGGTAACCCTGACCATGAACCCCGCATCATCGGCCACGGCGACGGCAGTCGGCGACGCTATCGTTTCGGCGGCTGGTTCCGGTGCAGGTTCGGCGGATTCGTTCAACAAGGTAATGGCCGGACTAAAGGTCATCGTGGACAACGGCACATTCGCCACGAACTTCCAGAACATCAACCGCGTCAACAACCCGCAATACAACGCGAACGTCATTCCGCTTACTGGAACCCCGCCGCTCACGCGCGACCATCTGCGCCGCCCGATCTGGCTGATTCAGCAGGCGCGCGGCGCAGTAGACCTCTCGAAACTCCGCATCTGGTCGCATGGCGCACAACTTCACGCCTACGCCGAAATGGGCTGGACGATGAAGCAGTTCAACGGCACCGCCATGAAGATGGACTTGGGTTTCACCGCATTCGAGTGGGAAGGCATCCCGTGGGTCATCGACACCGACGCCCCGCGCGATACTTTGTACTTCATCAACAAGGACTCGATGCTCAAGACCACGGCGCGGAAACTGAGCTTTGACGACCGCACTGGCTCGATTCTCAACCGCATCCCGACAACCACAGGCGGATATGCCGATATTTTCGAGGCATACCTTGAATTCCGGGGGAACCTCGGCTGCCGATTCCCGAACGCAAACGCTGTGATTACAGGTTTGAACGTTCCGGCATCGGGCGTCCAGGGCGGCTACTAGGAGTTACGCGGATGGCAAAGAAGGACATTTACGGATGTGACCCGGACGGGGGCGCAAAGGAAACAGCAGACGTTGCTTTGCGCCTTATGAAATCGAAGGGCATCACCTACGAAGCGGACAAGCCGGAAGGCAAAGGCACGTCTTCTTCGAGCGACGTAACAGGAAAACTTGGGCAGGCGAAACCATAGGAGGGCAGCATGTCGAAGAAAGAAATCTACGGCGAAGTGCCGGACAAGGACAACGGAGACTCCGGGGTAGTGAGCGAAGCGCTTACCGACCTTTCAAAGTCGTTCTCGAACAAAATCAACGGGCCAGTGAAGGGCGGAAAGAACGTCGAGTACGACCCGGAAAACGGCAAGTAAGGAGACCCGATGGCTCTGACGATTACCAGGATGTACAAGTGGGCATGGGGCACGACTGAGTTCATGTCCATTATTTTGACCCAGGGGGATAGTAATTATCCCACCGGAGGCTATCCGCTGACGCCTTCGATGTTCGACTTGACCGCTTTCGCCTCGACCTCCGATTTCCAGTTGCAGGCTCCTCCGCCGAACCCGGTCGGCGTTTGGGCGGATGAATCGAACACTGGCGCAGCGGTGGGAGGCTATGCGGCCATCGACGCGGTTACTGGGAACATGCGCCTATTCCTTGCTACCGGAACGGAAGTGGCGGGAGCGGCAACTGCTGCAACTTTCAAAACCGCGCTCATTGCGTTTGGACATTAGCCGATGGCAAACGCCCCAATCCCGTTCAAGTCCCTGCGCCTTGGCGTAGACGAAGCGCTCTACTCCGCCGCTGCTGGGGCCATCAACACGACCGGAGCGATGGGAACCTTCGGGCTTCCTCCGCAGGATTCCATCTATCGCGGGATTCTGGTTCTTCAGGCCGTTCCAATCGGCGGGACGGTGACGGCTATTTCGTTTCAGCTGGAAGTTTCAATGTTTCCGCAACAGGCACCAAACGGGCAATCGCCTTTTGGTATTTTCAATAAGCTCGTGGTGGCAACCCCGGCGACGCTTTCTCCTTATTCCGGCCTAAGCCTGCTAGCGCCACTAGCGATTGACATCTCGGGGATGGGCGGTTCGGGGCTGCTGCGGCTCAACTTCACGACTGTAACGCTCGGAACGGGAACAGGATTCGACGTATACGCACGAATCGGTTAAGGAGAAAACATGGCGACCTTGGTTGCAACCAGACTGGTAGTAACGAACCTTGTCAGTTCGTCCGGTGCGGCACGCTTACAGGTTTTGACCGGCACGCTGCCGAACCAGACTTTGCTTGTGGACATGGAACTGACGGCTGCGCAGAACGCGGCGCTCTCGACGGCACTCGCCGCCGCCGCTGGCACGATCACGAACTTCGATTTCGCCGCAGCCGAGGCACCACTGCCCGGAATTTATCAGGTCGCTTGATGCCGGACTTGCCGAAGTCGTGGAATCTAGAAACCAAGCCTCGCCCCGATGGGAAGCTCGACATCGTGGGCAAGGACGTGACGGGCGCGGAGTACGTGGCACGCACGACTGAGAATCCTGGAATCACCGAAGAGGACGTAAAAATCCTTGCGGCTGGCAACCGCGAGACTTCGACGCCTGACCAGTTCGTTGAGTTCTATGCCAGTTCGCGCCGGAACTACAAGCGCGAGCATGAGCGGTCGCAGGCCGACGCTTACGATGAGGCTGCCGACCGCGCGGTACGCGCCATGATGCACACGGAAAAAACCACGCTGGGATATTCCCGGCGTTATGCAGCGAATTACGACAGCGCATTCGAGGAGAACTAATGGCAACTACACTCGCATTTGCAAGCGCGAACACTCTGGGCGTCACTACCGACATCAAGGGAGTGTTTCGCTACCAGTGGATGAGGGACGGTGAATACCTGGGCGGCTCGCAGGACAAGAGCTACACCATCGTTAACCCGAAGCCGGAAGACCTCAAGGCCAAGTACAGCGTGCGCGTCACAGGACAGGACGGCCATTCGGAGACGAGCAACGAACTGGTTCTCGGCTCCTACGTCCCACCTGCCAAGGAATCAGTGGCCTACAAGGGGCCGGAACGTCGAAAAGCCGTCACGCCCCGGCGCAAATCAATCCTAGCCATCACGCATCCTGACCGCCGCCTTGCCAAGGCGGAAAGGCGCGGTGCAATTCAACCCGCCGCAGCCGACGTATCCAAGTTTGATTTCGGAGGTAAGCGCTAATGTGGGCACTCTACACGGCTGAGGCATTTCCGAAGCGGAGCGATGACGGCTGGGTTGACTACCTGCAAGGACTCGGCGTGCAGGTTGTCCTAAAGGCCCATGAATGGACGCCTCTTCTCGGAGAAGATGGCGACGGTTTGCTCTGGCGCATCACCTATCACAACAACTGGATTGACGCGGCCGGAGACGCCAAGGAAACCACCGTCACCTGCAAACAGGTGGCGGAGCGCATTACCGGGCAGTTCCGGTTGCGCGGCGTGCGCTGCGCCGATCTGGACAGAATCACGCCGGCGCAGAAAGCGGAAATCGAGAAAGACTCGGAAGACACGAACCTCAAGTTCCGGGAACTCTTCATCAAGCGGTTCGAGCACCAGGCTAGGTTGTTCTCACTCGGACAGCCCGGAGGCCGCGCTACTCCTACGCCCTACGAGGAAGAGTGCTACAAGATTCTGGGCAAGAAGGTGCCGGACTTCGGCGTGAGTTCGCAGCCGATTCAAGGGCCGGAAACCAAGGTCATTATTCAAGAGCCGAACCCGGAATTGATTGCCTTGCTCGTACAGCAAGAATTGGCAAGGTTGACCGCACCCGGCCCGAAAGGAACGTAGTGGGGAGAATGAATGAATGCTTCCTCGCTTGTCGCTCGCGTGTCTCGGCGTATTTCTGGGTATGACCCTAGCGAGATACTCGATGAGGTCAATGCTGCGTACAAAGAAGCGTGGGATTATATCACGCAGCTTGAGGATAGCTATTTCACCGAGCAGCAGACTGTTACCGTCGTAAATTCTTCCGACACTTTCGACTTCCTGTACAACGCCAATGGCAACCTGAGTTCTTCTGTTTCCATCCGTTATTTCCAAATCACTCGCATCCAAGTCAAACAGCCGAATGACACGAACTTCGTTCCGGCCAATCCGCGTGACTGGAATTCCCCCGACGTACTGGCGCTGACGCAGGACTCAACGCAACCCATTTCGGCCACTGCCCCATACCTTTATACGCTTTACGGCAAGGGATTCATAAAGTTCGCTCGGCCAGTACCAGCAGGGACGCAGTTCCGCGTTGTCTACAACTTCGTGTTCATGCCGCTCGTTATGCTGACGAACGGCCAGGTAGCGATGACCGGAAAAGTTGTCACTGGCACGGGCACGAACTTCACGCAGATGGTTGGCGGAGATTACCAAGGTTCACTCCCAGGCGTGGACGGCGATACCGATGTCGGGATGGAATTCGTTTTCTCGGGGCAGAATCAGAACCTCAATCCATTCCAGGCGCAGACTTACCGGGTGCAGCAAATTTCATCGGACACTTCGGCTACGCTGTTCAACGCACCTAGTCCGCCTCCGCCAGCAGCAAGTCCATACGTTCTAGCATCGGTTCCTGATATTCCAGAAGGGCACCACAACGTCATCTCGACTATCGCCACGCGGAACTTTATGAGCACTCCGGCGAACGACTCGCGCTTTATGCATTGGGTCGCCCTAGCCAAGACGGAACTCGACGCCATGCGGGACTCGATTCAGACCAGGCAGAAGCAAGAACCTCCACGAAGAGGGAAGTTCCCATTTGGGCTTGTTAGAACCACTGCGTCGCCAACGGTGACTCGCTAATGGCGCTGCGTAAAAGGCCGGAAGACTTTCAAGAGACACAGCAGGCAACCGGGCCAAAGCTCGATACGCTCGGCTCGCTAAACGGGGGATACAATGGCTACAGCTCGCCGGAACTTCTCTCGCCGCAGATGTGGGCGCAATCCTCAAATGTTTACTCGGGACAGTTTGGAACGATAAGGCGTGCGAGGTTTGCGCCAGTCGTAAATCCAAGCACTGTCGGGTACGTTCCACAGGGAGCCAGATTCAGTTCTCTATTCTCGTTCCGTGACGCGACTCCGCAGGATATTTTGCTCGGAGACATCGGGCAAACCATCTGGAGTTTCAACGTGAACGGAAGCTATGCCGCGACGATCATCAACGACAATGTTCTCAACTTGACATCCTCACCGACATTCACAGGGCCTTGGTCTCGCGTTGGAATCGGTGGGCTAGTCTTCGGAATGAACGGGCAAGTCAAGCGGCGGCTGCGTGGAGCAGGGCTTTTGATTTCCGAGAATTGGGGCCTCGATACCCCGGACTCCGCGCCGCAACTAGCGACAACGATGATTGGCCCAAACACGGCTGGAACAGGAACATCGGGAGCGGGAAGCGGCACGCCGTGGTCCAATCCGAGCAATGTTACGTCCGCCGTCTCGAATGCGACCGTTGCGTTGACTGGCGTGAACAGCACTTCCAATCCACTTAATGCAACGACCTTCGGGTTTGCCGTCCCCGCTGGAAGCTCCATTATCGGCATTCAATTCAGTTTCGTAGAGAGTGGTGGCGGAACCGCTCCTCCTATTTTTGACACCACGCAGCTAACCGTACAGTTGCTCAAGGCCGGGGTTCCCGTAGGAACGGCGCGCAATTTTAAAAGGAACGTCGGCGGGCCTTCCTTCTTCGGCGGCTCAAATGACTTGTGGGGAGTGCCGTGGCTCACGACCGACATCAATGCGGCTGGTTTTGGTTTCCAGTTCATCGCCTACACCAACAGCAACGCTACTTCTTCATGGACGATTCGCAACGTGCAGGCGACCATCACGGTCATCGGGGCAGGCAACGGAACCATTACCAAGGCGGTAGGGCGCAGCTACGCGATTGCCTGGGAGAATGCAAACGTCGCTTCGGTCGGTGCGCCTTCGCCGGTTTCTCCATTCATCCCCGAGACGAACGCGCTCAATACCATCCAGTTCATCGAGGCAGGAACGGTCTCGACTAACATCGGCGTGAATACCGTGCAGGTGAACGGGGCCACGGCCTCCGCCGCATGGGTGAATCGGCACCTATGGCTGACGGGGATTGGCGACGCGGGGCGCATCGTATCGGTGAATGTTGGGGCTGGAATCCTCACGCTAGTCAACCCTGCCATTTCAACGCAGACGAATGCTCAGTATCAAATCTTTGATGAGCAGGCAACGCACATCCGGCTTTATGCCACGTCAGATGGCGGGTCGGTCTACTTCCGCATCCAGAGAAACGTGTTTGTTCCTTCAGCAACCGACCTTGTATCGGCTGGGCTTTCCTTCACCGACAACGACAATTCCGAGCCGCCGAACGGAGAATTCACCTCCGAAATTGAGCAGATTTACAACATCCCTCCGCCTATCGGGACATTCGTGCAACTCTACAGTTCGAGCCTTTTGGTCTACGGCGTTCCTGCCGCCAAACAAAGTTTCTTCTACTCGAACTCGCAGAACACCAGTGTCGGCTTGCCGTGGGACAGCTTCGCGCCGCTCAACCAATACACCCTGCCAGTAGGCGATGCGTCCTTGAACGGCATGGCGATTCTCCCGACAGGACTCATCATCTGGTCTGACAAGCAGGATATGTTCAAGGTGACGGGACTTCTATCGGACAACACGGTATCGACCGACGTGCAGCTTGGGGCCACGGTCTCAAGACTTCCCTATCAGATAGGGTGCGCTTCGCCCTATGCGGTGGTTGTCACTTCACTGGGAACTATCTGGTTTTCTTCTGACCGGCAAGTGTGGCTGTTCACAGACAACTACGCGCCGAAGAATATCGGCAGGCCGATTCAGGACATCCTCAACACCGCCAATCGCCTGCCATTCGCCAAAATGAAGTACTACAAGAACGGCGACCGCTCGTGGGTGGAACTCAACATCTCGACGGGCGCGAGCACATTCAACAATAAGAAACTCATCTTGGACATTGACCTGCTGACCTCAAACGGGCAGCCCAGTTTCTTTACTTTCGACATGGCGACGAACCAGCCGACATGGTATCCATACGACGTGCCATGCGAAGCGGTGGAAGTGACGCCGGACGTGACCAAGACGTACCACACGCTGGCTGGCGACCTCGATGTAATCACCGAGACAGACTGGACGCCATTTCAAGTGACCCTGGCGCAGCCCGCTTACTTTACCATCGGAGCAGAGCAGTCGGTGCAGAACTTCAACACACTCCACGCTCTTGGTAACGACTCACCGGAACTCATGCGGCGTATCGGGTGGATTCGCTGGAACACGAACCAGCTACCGAAGAATCTAGCGAGCCAGGGATGGAAGTTCGGAGTGCTCGGTTACGACGACGATACGACGGTGCTGGGCGTCTCGGCTCAAACGACTTTGCTCATACCGGGAACGGACTCGACTTCGTTTATCATCGGGCTTGAGAATTCTCCTGCGGTATTCAGGTTCGCGGGATTCAAGCCGCTTATCGGAAGGCGTTTTCAGATTCAGACATTCTTGCCGACGCTTCCGGGGTTCTGGGAGTTTCGTTCGGCGCAAGTCAGCTATACGGCGATGGCCGCGAGATAGCGATGCCCGGAAACGGTCTGTACATCAATCCACCAAGGCCTGGGCCTCCATCGGGAGGCACTGGAACCATCAACGCCCCTCCTGTTGGCAACCACGTTTTCCAGCAGCCGACGCCACCTCCAGTGGTGCAGGGCGGAACGGGGCAAGGTGGGCCGACACCGGGAAGTCCGATGGGATGGCCGACAATGGGAACCAGTCAGAACCAAGTCATCAACTCGAACCAAAGTTCTGGCTTCGATCCCAGCTACATGCAGAACCTTGCCACAAGCCAAGGTGGACTGTTTCAAAGACCGCAAGGGGGATTGAGTTTCAATCCACTCGGGAACCTAACGGATATGGCTGGAACACAGATGACGGGCGGAGGCAACGCGCAGATACCGGGATTGCCGCAGACGTACCTGCAAGCGGCGCTCGCGGCGAATCCCACGTTCGCCTATCAGCAGCAACAGACTTCCCAAGCAAAGCCGCAGACTCCCAACCTTTTTAGCGGGATGGGCGGTGTGTCGCAACTTCCGAATATCGGCGACGCAATGCGGCAGACATTCGGCGGCGGAATGAGTATGTTCGGATGAAAATCGAAATTGCCAAAGGCGAAGCGATTAAGGAAGTGAGCGACTTTGGTGTCTCCATCGGGAATAACATTCTAATACCGGGCGTTGCGGTGGCTGCCGTGCTTCGTGATGACGATGGAAAGATTATAGGATTTGCGGCGGCGCAAGCAGCTTGCCACGCGGCGGGTTCGTACATCTCTCCTGAATTTAGAAAGAAGGGATACACCTACGACTTGCGGATGGCTCTGGAGAACGAATTGAAAAGCGACGGTATCCCGGTTTACTTCGCCATCCCGAACACGGAATTCGAGCGCGAACTGTTCAAGAAGTACGGAAGCAAGAAGCCGATTAAAGAACAAATCGTTCAGATAAAGGAACTCTGATGCCGATTGGCGGAGGACTCACTGCGGGATTGCTTGCGGGTGGTGGAAGTCTACTGGGTGGATTGCTGGGCGGCCCTCCAGGGATGCCGCACGTCGAGAAACAGCTACTCCAGCAAGAACTCGACCAGATGAAGCAGATGTTCCCGCAGTTCATGGGGGACGCAACGCAGCTACAGAATTTCTTTTCTCCCTACATGCAGTCAGGCTCTCCGTTCCTGAAGAATATTCAGGCGGCGACGGCACAGCAGAATTCGCAACAGTACAACAATCAGGCCGGGATGCTCAGGGGACAACTGCAGGGCGCGGGACTTGGGTTTGGGCCTAGTGGGACGATGGCGTCGGCTCTCGGCGGGCTAGGTGCAAGCGCAGCGAACAATGCGTCATCGAGCTATTTGCAGAACCTTTTGAACAACGAACAAATCAAGTTCCAGGCTGCAAACGGGCTACAAAATGTGTTCTCGAACCTCAAGCCTGGGCAGCCTGCGACATCGAATATCGGAGCCATGCCTCCGAGCGGATTGCCGGGTGCGATTGCCGGGGCGGGGAACGCGCTTGCCGGAATCAATTTCGGCGGCAACGGAGTGACAGGCACACCGATTGGTTCACTGCCCGGTGGTGGGCCAAGCGCGACTAGCTTTGGAATTAACCCGCCGTCCGTTGGAGGCACAGGCTAATGAATACCAGCGGACTCATGGCTGCGCTTCTGGCGATGGGGCAGCAGCCTCAGAATCAGCAGCAGATTCCTCCTCAGCAGGTAATGCCTCAATCGCCACAGGGCGGGATGCCACAGATGCCCGGTGTACCGCAAGCACAACCACAGGGCGGTGGGGGCATGGGTTCAAGTCCCATGCTCCAGATGGCGATGCAGCAGATGTCGAACCCGATGAGCCAAACGATTCCGCAAGCACCGCAGGCCGTGCCGCCGAACTCCGCGCATCCGATTCTGCAAAGAATTCTTCAGGGGCTAGGCGGCGGACTTCAGGGCATGGGCTACGGGATGATGCGTAGCGACCAGCAAATGGAATCTCAGCAACTAGCCGCGAAGAAAGCGGAGACGATGGCGAACATTGCCTCGACTCAGGCATGGCGCGAACAGATGGGCGGCGTAGCGCAGCAGAAGGCGAACACGATGGAGGAACGCGCCAAGACCGCAGAAGAACAGGCGCAAACCCAGAAGGAAAAGGTGAGGGCTTACGAAGAACTTGGGAATCAGCGCAACGCGATTATGAAGGCCAAGAGCGACTGGGAAAAAGACCTCGGCCAAGGAAACTATCAAGTGGCTTTGCAGAAGATGCTCAATCAGGCATCGCAATTCCAGCAGAGCATCGAACAGAAGAAAGACCTCTTCGAGCAGAGCCAAAGCCTCAAGGCTGAAGCCCTGGAATCCTCGAACTTCTTCAAGCAGGGCGCTCAGGACATTCTCAAGACGGCACTCTCGCAAAAGGGAACCATCGGGGCCGCTGAAATCATGCAGAAAGTTCAAGGCACCGGCCTTGAGCACTGGTTCCAGAACGCTATCGGCAGCGTGGATTCAGGGCAATCGCTGATTCAACAAGGACAGGGCGCGGGAGTTCCCGGCGTCGGAGCGCCGACTGGCGGAGCAGGGTCAGCGCCTCCAACAGGACAACCGCCGTTGCCAACAACCGAAAACAAGGCGCGCGCCAAGGGCGGAGCAGCGCCTAAGCCTAAAGGGAAAGTCTTAGTCGAGGGCCGGGACTTCTAATGCCGCAAGAGCAGGGCTACACTCCGGTGCAATTGAAAGATGGAACGACGCTCCATCTTCTCGGAGAGAACTTGTCTCCCGATGTCATTCGCCAGAAGGTGGATGGATTCCGTGCGAAGCAATCAACCAATGGGCCATCGTTTGGGCCGGGGCCGTCGAACACTCCGTTCGCCAGTTCGCTGCAAGACAGATTGCCGGTAGCGACACCGACGACTCAGGTTACTCCGCAGATGTCGATGGCCGGATTCACGCCGGGGAACATGGCGAGCAACGCATTGCAGACCGCGAAGGGCGGCATCGGAATGCTGGGTGATTTGCTCAACCCGACCAAGCCTATTTTACAAGGGCCGGATTCCTTGCTGGCGAAGTACGTCACCAACCCAGCCGCAGAACAGAAAGCATACGGCGAGGCACAGTTACAGAAGGGGAATTTCAGCGAAGGTAAAACTCAGAAGGACTTGTCCCATATCCCGCTTATCGGGCCGGGAATTGGTCAGTGGATGAGAAGCGCCGGGGAAGGTGACATCGGAGGGCCAACAGCACAACTTGCCACGATGGAAGCGGGCGGCAAGATTCTAAAAACCCTCAAGAGCGGTGCCGATGTTGTGACTGGTAAGAAATCATTTTCTTCTACATCCACAGGTCAGGCCGTGCAGGAAGTAGGAGGAGTCGGCCAGAGTGCTGCGAACCTCAAGACATTTCTTCACAAGTCGGCCACGGAAAAGGTGCAGCCCATCGTCAGGAAAATTAGCGAACTGGCTCACGATCAAGCGCAAGAGGCAATGGCAAAACCAATCGCGGTGGTAGACAACGCGCACCCGGAAGGATTCGCTTCGCGCGGAGAAATCAGCAGTCTTGTGAAGGACAAGGTGAGTGATGTTCTAAAGAACGACCCGACATTGCCGCCAGCTCTTAAGAAGCTATCCGAGATGTCGGATGTGAAAGACGTAAAGCGTTCGACCGGGCCAACCGTAGGAGGAAGGCACTACGACCTTTCAGACCCCAATGACTTTCGGGCCTTTCAACGAGCGAAGGCGCAGGGAGTTTTCACACCAGAAGAAATTCAGCGGATGGAAGGGCAGGCACCGACTTCCAGAATAACAATGGCCGAATTGAATCAAGACGTTTCCGACTTGGGGCGCACACTAGGAAGCCTCGATAACAAAGGGGCTATCGGAAAAGCGGCGGCAGATTCCTATGCGGCCTTGCGAGACTTCCAGCGAAAGACGATGGAAGGCCACGGAGTAGTTTCCGACTGGATGGACGGCTTATCAAAGTACAAGAACTACGTGAACGACTTCAAGCGCTCCCCGCTAAAAGATACCCTCGAAGGCGAGAACGCTGTGGACATCACACATCCATTCGTCGGCAAGTCTGCGGTGCAGGTGATGAATATTTTGCAGAGGTATTCCGATTTGGTTCCACCGGGAACCTTGGACTTTCTGGACAGGGAAATCAAGAATCATGCTCTAGGAGAGAACGTCCTGAATATGTCGAAGCCGACCCGCAGAGACTTCGTGATTGCCGCCGTCTCTCCGAAGATGGCTGCGGTTCGTCAAGGCGTATCGCGCTTTCTCCGTTCGCCGAGCGTCATCGAAGGAATTACTGGGGCGGGCGGAGATATGCCGGATATTCCGGCCAGTAAGGTTGCAATCAAGAGAGCGCAAGCAGGAGGGAACAAATAGATGCTCTACCTACTTCCAATCCCGCTAGACAGACTTGACCGACGAGAGCGCGCGAAAGGATGGAGGCATCTGCCTGTAGACCGCGAAGGCCGCAAGAAATTGCAGGCTATGTGCCAGCAACTCAAGGACAGGGGCGTAACGGAAGTCTATTGCTCCGACCTCGATGAGTTTGCGGGAACGATTGTCGCAGAAGAACTCAAGGTGCCGCTCGTGAAGGACTACCAGTTCCGGCGCTTCAATGTAGGCAAGTGGCATGGGCGGCTAATGAAAGACCTCGACGGCATCCTGACGAACGTGATGCGGAAGTGGCAGCGCAACCCGGACATTCCAGTGAAGGAAGGCGACTCGCTCACCAGCTTCGAGAAACGATGGAACAAAGCATACGACAAACTGCTCAATGTGAACTGTGGAGCATTCGTGGCAGATGAACAGACGCTCAGATGGATACGCGAGCGCAAACCAGAAGCATTGGTACGCAATGGCAATCGACTCGACATGGACAAGGTGTACGTCCTGCGGAGGATTGAGAACTAATGCCTGGGCCGCTACGACCGTGGAACAACGTACCGAACGACTCCGCTCTAGGTTCGGAGACGCAGCGGTTTCTCTCGTGGGTGATGACGACACTCTATCAGTTGCAAGCCCCATTGACTCCTCTCGCAGCACCAATTGTTACGACCGTGAGCCAGCCGAATTCGGTGCAGGTGGTGTGGAACGAAGTGCCGGGAGCGGTCAGTTACGCGGTATTCGAGACGAACACGAAGACTCCACCGGCAGGCGTTCCGTTCCAGACCGTCCCTGCAAACATTGGCGGACTGTCAAATTCCATCTTGAGGCCCAACATTACCGATACGATTACACGCTTCTACTGGGTGCAGGCCATCGCTTCAAGCCCTAGCGCGCGTGGGCCTGTTTCGTTGCCAGCGCCAGGTAAAGCAGCCGCAACCACAACGACTAACCCTATCTCGCAGGTTCCAGTGAATCAATCGGGCGTAGGCGGTGGAGCAGGAATAGGCGGTGGTGTTCCGGGGATTCTGAATCCAAGGGTGTTCAGGTAGATGCCGACTCCGTGCTTGGTAACGGGAAGCCTTCGCACATTGCTAGGCGGCAGCGCGACTTTTGGGAGCGTGGTGTTCACGCTGACCAATCTAGGGGTAGGCACCGTGCCGCGCGTTATCGGGACAGGCATCTTCCCGGCACTAACGCAGACCGTGCAGGCGGATGAGAATGGAAATGTCAGCACGAATCTTTGGGGCAATGACAACATCGATCCTGCGAATACTTTGTACCTTGTCACCTTCCGCGACTCGAACAAGAACGAAGTCGGGACGGTGCTGTTCCTCATCAACGGAACGAACTTCAATCTGAATACGGCGGTAGCGCAGAGCGTCATCTTGCCTCCGGTTATGACGCAGCCGGGAAACATCAACCGGATTCAAGCCGTACTGGGAAGTCCGCTTGTGATTGGCGACTTCGCATTTTCCGGTTGGGGAACGGGAGCGACACTGACGGCAATCGTCGGAACGGATACGATGTTTCAGTTGCTCGTTACGGCGGGAACAACGCCATCATCGAACCCGACTATTACGCTGACGTTTCACGACGGAGCGTGGCTGCTTGCACCGCTTTCCCTACCGAAGATGACGAACGGGACAGGGCAATTCTCAGACATCGAGTACACGACTACCACGACACAGCTTTTGCTGACCTATTTAGGTTTGCCTGTGGCGACAAAGACGTACCAGATCACCGCCTTGCAGGTCGGCCACCCATGAGGAGCATGATGAAAACACTTTGGATTGCATTGCTCGCGCTAATAGCTTCCGTCGCCCAAGCACAGACGACTTCGCAGGTTCGCATGGTGATGGGAGTCGGGTACGCCAATGGAACAGTGGAGGTAATGGCGATTGCTCCAAACGGGGGAGCTGTCAATCACACGTCTTATTTTCTAGACCCGAACGGAAACTTGACGATTACTAATTTGGTTCAAGGTTCCGTGTCGGTAATTCGGGTTTGCAATTCCACGGGAGCGAGCTGTCTGCAAACGAATGTGCAGCCAACCGGAGTTTTGCAAGATATAACCGCCGCACTGAATGCTTCACCGCTCGGGGGAAGCGGCAATCCCAATTCCGTAACTTCCATCGCTGCTCAGTTGAATGCCGCATCTTCCGGCATCATCGGCATGTACCTCATCCCCGCGACGGATACCGCTGCAAGCCTGACCGACTTCTCGACGGGCGGCGTAGGCAATGCCACAGGGACAGTCGGCACCGCTCCAACGGTAATCGCCGTCACCGGTGGACTGAACTGCACGCAGAACGGAGCGGTAATCCTTCCCGCAGCACTCAACTCAAACGGCGCTAATCCGGCACTCGCGATGATGGCTTGGGGCGCGGTTTCCTCTGATTTCAGCACATCCGCGACCGACATGGCGTTCATTGCAGGGAATGGAAACGGAGCGACGGGCGGTAATATCGACATGATGCTCTCGAATCGTTACGGGGGCATCACGGCGGCAATGGGTGGCGGCATGGGAATCCGCGCTGCGGGAAACAACGCCTACACATCGCTCGCCTCATCTTCCTTTAATGGGGCGGGGAGCCTAGCACTGGTACCAGCCGCTACGGATGTGCTGTATGTGAACGGGAAGTTTGTTACCGATTGCCAGAATGGCATCGGCTCACCGAATGGGGCTTGCGGCAATACTGCTGCGAAGCAGACCACCGGAGCCTATCAGATTTGCGGTACCGCTGCTGGCAGTGGCATGACGAACACTACCTATATGTTCGGCAAGGTCTACGCCGTCATATTCTGGAATCGCGTGCCTGCGGCATCGGAAGTCCTCGCCGTCCACAACATACTCACTAGTTACGTGGCATCGAAGGGCGTCTCGACCGTCTTTGGAAACACCGACAATGGTACGGTCAACGCCATCAACCTACTGGATGAAGGTCTATTTCTAGGAGATTCAATCACCGAAGGATTTGGCGCGATATTTCCGTGGCCGCGCATGATTACGTTCTCAGGTGCGTTCAACACGCCCGACGTTACTGGTAATGCCTATCCGAACCAGTCAGCTGAGAACATTCGCGGATCAGTCCCACTCAACACCTGCCCATATTTCAAGCCGTTCGCCGGAAAGAATTTCGTACACATTTGGGCCGGTACGAATGACCTTGAGCTTGATGCCAAGAGTGCCGTTCAAACCTACAATAACCTCGCATCCATTTCGGCCCAGGCCCGACTCTGTGGATTCAAGACAATCGTGGCAACCATGCTTTCTCGCGGCGTAAACGATTCGACGCGTAAGGATGTGCTGAATCCGCTCATCCGTCAGAACTGGACTACGGCGTTTGACGGGCTGAACGACGTAGCAATGGATGCACTAATAGGCGCGGACAACGCCGATGTTGGAACTGGATTTCAAGGCGACCACATTCACCCGACCTCTGGCAGTTATTGGAACAACATTTCGTTCATGGGGCAGCGGGGAATCAATGCCTTCTACGGCAACACCACATGGGCGACCGCGAACACTTACGGCGTCACGGCGACTGCCCCGAACACCATAACGGCGGCAAGTGAGTCGGGTAACACAGTCACGCTGACATTCGCCGCAAACGTCTTCCCGGTTGGCTCCTGCATCACGGTCGCTGGCGTAACTCCTGCTGGCTACAATTCGCCCACCACGGCAGGGGCGCTCCAGTGCTGGCACGTCAACGGCTCGACGGGGACAACGGTAACTTTCTTCACCGACACAACCGGACTTGGCGCTGGAACGGTATTCGGAACAGCAGTCACCGCGCAGGAACTAGACGTTGACGCTTACGCGCGCCTCACGCAATGCACCACCTGCACGCACACGCTCCAGACCTGCCTCGGCAGACAGACCATCTTCCGCAGAATCGAGAGCACTAGCGCATGGACAATCACACCGCAAAACAGCGGCGAGACAATCAATGGCGGAGCGACATTCACCGCACCCGTTTCGGCTGCGACAAACAACCCCGTTGTGAGACTGGACGTTATCCCCGTATCGCTCAGTTCGGCTACGGGCGGCTGCACGTGGAAGGCGAGTCTGCAATAAGATGAAACGTGTCTTAGTCCTGATCCTGTTCTGCGCTCCGCTGGCAAAGGCCCAGACTTCGGTGACCGGGCGCATCACCGAAGGATTGCTTGCGGCTCGTCCAACAGTTTGC